CACCACGCAAACGTATGCAAAATTGGAACTTATGGCCAAAGGACGTCCCCCAAAACCAACAACCCGGCACAAAGCCGACGGCACATATCAGCCAGTCAGACACGCCAACCGCCTCGAGGCTCAACCTGCAAAGAGCCTGCCCGACCCGCCGCCGGAGTTCGATGGGCGCCACGCCGACAAGTGGCGGGAACTGGTTAGCAACATGCAGGATATGGGAACGCTGGCCAACCAAGACCTTGACAGCATCCGGGCTTACGTGGTCTTCTTCTTTCGTTTTGCCGACGCCAACGAAACAATGAACAAGCAGGGCACGATCGTTGACGGGAAGGTTAACCCGGCATGGCGGATAATGATCGAGAGCCAAAAAGAATTGCGGGCGCTATGGACTGCCTTCGGACTAACCCCCGCCGACCGGGCGCGCATCAAGATCGAAAAACCAAAACCAGCCGCTTCAATACTCGACTTCATGACCAACACAAAAAAGAAAGTGCAATAAGCACGGGCAATGGACAAAGCACAGGACTATATCAGCGGGGTTACAAGCGGCGAAATAACCGCCTGTAAATGGATTAAGTTAGCGATAAAACGTCACCAAAACGACCTAAAGCGCCAAAAAACGCCGGACTTCCCGTATTATTTTGACAAAGAAGAAGCGGAACGGGTGTTGTCCATGTTCCAGTTCTTCAAATTCTCAAAGGGGGCATATGCTGGCCGGCCGTTCGATGTTATGCCGTGGTTTGCAGCCATTGTCTATATCTTCTACGGGTGGCGGAAGCCGGATGGCGGGCGGAAATTCCGCAAGGCTTATATCAAGGTGGGACGGGGGAACGCTAAGACGGAGAACCTTGTAATTATTGGCAACATCGCCTTCTTATTCGACGGCGTTCCGGACTCGGAAATCTACTGGGCGGCCACCAAGCGCGACCAATCAAAAATCGGATGGGACAGGCAGCGGAAGTCCCTGCAACAACTTTGCGCCGACAACCCCGAGCTTTCACCGCTGCTTAATATTCCACACGGCCACAATTCCAGCAAGATCAGCAAGCGGGACAGCCTTAGTTGGGTGTCGTACATGGGGAAGGATTCCAAGACAGAGGACGGGTTAAGTCCGTATTGCGTACTGGTGGATGAGTACCACGCATGGACAGACAACGGGGTAATGGAGGTATTGGAGTCCGGGATGGTGAAATTTCCAGACCCGTCCGTTGTGCCAATGACGTGGATCATTACAACAGCCGGGTTTAACCCGAACGGCCCCAACAGCGAATTCTTACGGGCTTGCAAAAACATGCTGGAAGGCACAATCCAGAACGAGGAACTTTTGGCTTTCATCTTTGAGCTCGACGAAAACGACGATTGGAAAGACCCGGCCAACTGGATAAAAGCCAACCCGGGGCTGGGTATCTCCGTCACGATGGAGGGTCTGCAAATGGAATACAACCAGATCACGACGGGCGGCGCATCGGCGGAAAAGAATTTCAGGGTGAAGAACTTGAACGAGGAGTGGAACGCAAAGGACGGCTGGATAGATTCCGAGTTATGGCAGGCAGCCGAAGGGCAAATACCATTTGATGAATTGCAGGGCCGTGAATGCTGGGGCGGGCTTGACCTTGCAAATACCAATGACTTCAATGCCTTTGTGCTTTTTTATCCGGCACAAATGGAGGGCGAAAAGCATTTGATTGTGCCGTACTTTTGGACTACCGAAGACAGTATCGAGCGCAACGGCCGGCGGCGTCCATTCGTTACTCAGTGGGCACACGACGGGCTTATAAAGATCACATCCGACAACAGCACCGACTACGAACTTATCCGCAACGATATTAACCAGATTTGCGGGCAACTAAGACTGCAAGGCATCGCCTTTGACCCGCACTTGTCCGGCTACCTTGCACCGCTATTGCAGCAGGACGGTATCCGAATGATTTCTTACGGGCAATCCTGGCGCAACCTATCACCCGCCGCCCAGGTGTTTGAAAACATGATGTTACGCGGCGAAGTCCTGCACGAGGGCAACCCGGTTGCGGGCTGGATGCTNTCAAACGTGGCAATGCAGTATGACCGGAACGANAACCGCCTGCCGTCGAAAGGTAGCAGCCCCGATAAGATTGACTTTGTGGCGGCTTTGCTAAATGCGATTGGGCTTTGGCTGCACGATCGGGGAGAGCAGCGTATGGGGGGTAGTTACCTTTTTGAGGACGACACTAAACTGATAACAATATGACGCGAACAAAAGAATTAACTGGGCTACGGGATTTGTCTTTTTCAAAATGGCTTAGAGAGAGCAACCCCGGCGCAAATTGCTTTACAGCCAACGACTTGGATTTTGTTTTGAGAAATTACAAGACAAAGCAGATTATGATTATCGAAACAAAATGCAGAAGGGCAAATGTGACGGACGGGCAAAGGTTTTTTTATCAAGACCTTAACAGCATACTAAAGGCTGGGTGTGCTGCAACAGGATGGGAGTATATGGGTGTTCATTTGGTGCAGTTTGAAAAATTGGGGCCGAATGACGGGAAGGTGTTTTTTGATGGGAAAGAAGTATCGGAAGACAGGCTTAAAGAAATTATCTATAAATTCAAACTATGAAGTTCCCAGAATCAATCCACGCGCACCAATGGCTCGACGGCCTAACAGGTCTTGAGATCGGTGGATCAGCGCACAACGCCTTCGGCCTAAACACGCTCAACGTGGACTATACCGACGACCTTACGACGGTCTTCAAATTGTCCGAAATTGATCGCTGCGGGGAAGCGATGGCCGTGGATATTGTAGCGGAAGGCACAAAGATTCCAGTTGACGACAAGTCTTTTGACTTTGTGATTTCTTCGCACGTCATTGAGCACTTCTTTGACCCGATAGCGGCGTTAAAAGAGTGGTCGCGCATTGCCCGCAAATATATTTACGTCATTTGCCCGAAACGGGACGCGCTGCCTTCCGACCGGGATTTGCCATTGACGCCACTGGAAGAAATTTACGCACGGCACACCGGGGTAATCCCGCCACCGGAAATTGATACGCACGAGCATTACTCCAGATGGACGCCAAATACCTTTTGCCATATGTGCCAAGCGTTTGGGTTCTTTGTGATCGACTGCCTGGAAACAGACGACAAGGTGGGCAACGGCTTTACGGTAATTTTAAAACCTCTTGACTAATGAGACCAGCAGTTATTATGATGTTCCGCAATGAGGCGGATATTTTGTCGCAAACTTTGCATCACTGGTATAATCTCGGCATCCGGGATTTTTACCTTGTGGATAACGGTTCTACCGATGGTAGCCGATTGCGCGCCGAACAATTCGCAAGCATGGGGGTAGCGAATGTTCATATCTGGTTCGATACCACTACCGACTTTCAACAAAAAGACCATTTGCAACAATCTGAAAAACCGCGCTATTGCCGATGGGTGCGATTGGATATTCCCGATTGACGCGGACGAGCAGTTGGTGCTTCCTTTTACTTATGAAAATTTACTGGACTACCTTACAGACTTGCAAAAACTTAGCGACTTTCACTTTTGCGCCTTTGAGATTCCGTACAAGGATATTTTCCCGACGGGCGAAAAGTGGCACGAGCCACAAAAAAAGGTATTCGGAAGATTCCCCGCTCAATGGGTGTTGTCGTATGGAAGCCACTTGGTTGAGCGGGTTAAGCCTATTGAGGTAGAGGATGGATATTATGCGCACTACCCAATTAGGTCTTACGAGCAATTCAAGAGCAAAGTCACGGCCTACATGACGGCTTTTTACCAAAACCCCGATATGCGAAGCCATGCGCACGCGCGCAATTACCACCTTTGGCAGCAGCAGGGCGAGCCGTTTATTCAGCAACTTTACGACACCTGTCTGGCTACCCTGCAATGGCCGCCGGAATAAAAAATACCTTAAAATGAAATTTGAAGCACTCACTTACCTCACAATGGCCGCCATAATAATAGCCTGCCTTTGTGTTATTTTCGATTCAATCCAGCAGGTTGTAAAACGCGAAAAGCATGGACAAGACGACCCGTTTAAGGATTTGCAAGCCAACATAGAAATTTCTTGAACTTAAAAAGATATTATGAGGGTACTAATTATCGAGCCGCCTGCAATGGGGGCTGTGAGTTACTGGCGGATATACCAACCGCTGCAAGCCATGCGGCAACTTTTCCCGGGCAAATTTGAGTTCGATGTAAAGCAGGACTTCAAAGAAGGGGAACTAATGATGTACGACTGGCTAATTTTGGCGCGGCCGTCAAAGCCGCTTGAAATGGAAATGATAGCAACCGCCAAAAAGTTGGGGCTTAAAGTGGCGGTTGACTATGACGACGACCTATTCAATATTCCAATCATGCACCCGGCATTCGATACATTCAACGATCCGGAACGTAAAAAGATCGTAGCCGCCGCCGCCGTGACCGCCGACGCGCTTTGGTGTTCTACCGAAAGCATCAAGCAAAGCATCGGGATTGAAAAGGCGCTTGTGATTCCGAACGCGATACCGTTGGGGCTGCTACCGGATAAGCCCGCGCCAATCACCAAGTCAGCCGGATGGCGGGGACAGCCCACCCAGTACACGGACGTCGTATTACAGGGGTGGGCATCCGGCTGGTATGATCGCATCAAAGATTTGCCGGACTTGTGGCACTGGATGGGCTGGAAGCCGTGGCCACTTAGCCCCAACACCCAGCACAAGGTGGAAAAGGGTACCAGCATCGTAAAGTATCTCGATTACGTCGAGAACGCCGGAATAAACCTGTTATGGAAGCCGCTGCTGCCTTCTGTATTCAACGACGGAAAATCAAATATTTCATGGCTGGAGGCAACAATGGGGGGCGGCGCGTGCGTGACCAACTACGCCGGGAAGCCGGGGTGGGAAACCTGTCTTGAAGATTTTGATTTTACGGAGTCTGTTATCTTCGACGCGTGGCGGGCGTCCTGCCAAAAAATCCGGCTGGAATACGATTTGAAAAAACAGGCGGAAGTGCGCTACCAGTCCCTGCTCGACGCCTAAACCTTTTTGCCATGCTCAAAAACGCTGACTACTTCGGGACTTACGGCAAACACCTTGCATCCGGCTGCACACCGCGACAGGCATGGAAAAAGACAGAGCAGGATTTGGCAAAGTTTACAGGCGGATACAACAGGTACTCAACTTATCAATCGTTTCAAGTTGCGTTTACCAGATACAAAAAAGGGGAACTAAACAGGCATTTGCTTTTGAAGTTAAAAACCCCGTAAGACGATTTTTTGTGTGTGAATATGGCTTTAGCCCGCTGATGCAAATTAGCGGGCTATTTTTATTTACCGCGTGTTAAGTGGGCGCTTTGCACTTTTGTGACAAATTNCACCCTTGAGGATATTTGGCTACGATATTTCATTTAAACGCTCGCCGTCCGCCGAAAAGCGCACGGCCGGGGGGTTTACGGGTCAAAATTATCTGATTGAGCAGGCGCGAATGTCCCCTGTCACCAATACGCGCGCGACGGATAAAAATATACTGGGGCTTAGCCCTGTTTGGTCTGCTATCCGGTATATCTCCGAGGGCGTGGCAATGTTGCCGCTCGATATATACCGCCGCACGCCGGAGGGCAATATCAAGACGCCAAACCACCCGCTGCAATACCTTATCGCCGATCGGCCGCATAGGTATTACTCCAAGTTCGATTTTTTGTCCGCGCTTGTATCTAATGCCCTTTTGGGTGATGGCTACGCGCGGATCCACTTTGATCAGTCCGGCGCACCTTACGCGCTCGAGGTATTGCCCCGCGACATTGTTAGCATCGAATTGACCGAGTCCGGGGCAATGCTTTACCATGTTTGGGGAAACCCGGCACCTTCTACTGTTTTCGGCGGGCTGCAAATTGTGGCCACCTTACAGGATTATGAGGTGATCCATATAAAAGGGGTATCGTTTAACGGTATCAAAGGCGAGCGCCTAACCCTTACCCACAAAGACGGACTGGGGGCGGCGCTGTCCGCGCAATCATATACCAAGCAGTTTTTCGAAAACGGGGCGGCCGTGGCGGGCGCTATCATTTTTCCGCAATCGCTTACGAAAGAGCAGCGCGACCGGGTGCAAGACAAATTTTCCCGCGACCATTCCGGGGCGGACAATGCCGGCAAGGTGATGGTGCTGGATTCCGGGGTTAAGTACGAAAAGATCAGTATGGGGCCCCAAGAGGCCGCGTTAGTGGATTTTCGGAATTTGTCCGTAGAGGATTGCAGCCGTATTTTCAAAATACCGTTGCACATGCTTTCCAGCCTTGATCGTTCGACCTATTCCAATATCGAGCAGCAAGAAAATGATTTCTATGCACACTGCCTGCCAACGTGGACACAAAAAATTGAGCAGGAATTCAATTTCAAGTTGTTCAATCGTCTGGAACGCGAAAAGCGCCGGGCGTTCGTGCAATTCGATTACACCTTCGTGCGGATGGGCGATTCTCAAAGCACGGCGCAACTGATAGCCTCGACAATCCAAAACGGGATAATGACCCAGAATGAGTGGCGGCAACGGCTTAACCTGCCTACAATGCTCGACGGCAACGAGCGGTATATTCAGCAGAATATGGCACCCGTTGGCATGCTTTCTGAAATACTGGAAGGCAAAGCAGAGCAGCAAAGCTCGCCCGACATAGAAGAACCCGACGCACCAGACACCGAAGACCAACCGGCGGCATCGCCACAAATGACCGAAAATGATTGAGCGCAGATACATTAACTCGGATTTTGAAATCCGGGCAAAAGACGGCAAAAAGATATTGCGGGGCTATGCGCTGAAATTCGGCGTGCCTTACGATATGGGTTTTTTCACTGAAGAAATAGCCGAAGGCGCGCTTAACGAGGCGGATATGTCGGATGTGCGCATCCTGTTTAATCACGACCCTAATTTGATTTTGGGACGGACAACGGCGGGGACGGCGCGTATCTCGATTGACAGAACCGGGCTGTTTTACGAAGCGGAATTGCCCGACAGCCCGAACGGGGAAAACGTGCGGGTAGCATTGGAGCGGGGGGACATAACCCAGTCTTCGTGGGGATTCCAACTGGAATACGACTACGAAAACCCGCCGGCCGAATGGACGCGCAAAGACGGCAAAGACTACCGCACGATCAAAAAGGTAAAGCGGGTGTTTGACGCTTCGCCCGTGACTTTCCCGGCAAACCCGGACACCACGGCGGCGCAACGCTCGCTTGACGAATACAAGAAGCGCTTACAAGAAAATGAAATGAAATCTAAACTGGCTGAAATCGACTGCATTTTAGCCTCGTACCAATAATTTTACGACATTATGAAAAACAAACTCGAAGCGCAGCAAAGCGCAGCGGCAGCCGCACAGCAGATTGAGAATCTGCGGGCTAAAGCCGAATCCGGGCAATGGGGCGAGGCTGACCAAGCAGCCCTGCAAGCCGCAAAAGACCAACTTAAAACCAGTCAAGAGGCAGAACGCCGCTTTGCTGAATTTGAAGCGCTGGAACTTGCTACCAGTACCTACAAGACCGGGCAAGAGCAGCGCACCGAAACCCCCACCGCATCAAACCCGATGACCGTGAATATTATCAAGTCCGAAAACCGGGGCGACAATGAAGAGCGCCTTGCAAAACGGTTCAGCCTGTTTGAAGCCGTCCGCGACGCCGCATACGGCAAGAGCCTTACCGGGCTGTCCGCTGAAATTGACCAGCAGGGCAAAATGGAGGCGCGCAAGGCCGGAATCACCGACTACGGCACGGGCGCAATTACCCTGCCTGCCTTCATGGTGGCCAACCAGCGCTCGATTGAAAAGCGTGACATGCTCGCAGGCACCACCACGGCGGGCGGCTTCACCGTCCAAACCGAGGTAGGCGAACTGATCCCGTTTCTTGACCCGCGTTTGACTGTCCGCCAACTGGGCGCTACCTACCTGACCGGGCTGAGTGGCAACGTGGACTTTCCGCGCAATAATGCCGCCGCCGCCGTTGGGCGCAAGACGGAGGTAGCCACCGCCGATGAAACCAGCCCGACGTTCGACCAAGTGCAGTTGCGCCCCGTTCGCTACACGGCGTTCGTGGATGTCTCCAAGCAGGTTATCCTGCAATCCAACATCGACATGGAAAACTTTGTGCGCAACCGCCTCAATGAAGCGCTTTTCCGGAAACTGGAAGAAGAGTGTTTCACCAACTCGGACAGCACGGGTATCTTCGATTTGGCCGGGGTGAATGATATCACCATTGGCACAAACGGAGGCGACCTGACATGGGAGTTGATCGTTAAATTCGAATCCGAAATCGCCGCCGACAACGCCGACATGGGTCGCCTCGGGTATCTGTTTACGCCGCAAGTTGCGGGCAAACTGAAAACAGCTAAGCGCGACGTAGCGGGCAACGGTTTCATTTGGGAGGGTCCCAACACGGCCGCAAGTGTGAATGGCTACCAAGCCTACGCATCCAACCTGTTGCCGAAAAACCTGACTAAGGGCGGCTTTACCAGTGTCCTGCATGGCGGGGTATTTGGTAACTGGGCTGACCTTTTGATCGGTCAATTCGGCGGGGTGGATATCCTTATCAACCCCTACACGAAAGGCAAAGAAGCGACGGTCGAAGTGATCGTGAACGCATGGTTTGACCACGCAATCCGCCAAGCCGCTTCGTTCTGTAAGTGCGACGAATTGTACCCGTCCTAATGCCGTACGCAAGATTCAAAAAATCTGGCGTGGCTTATGGGTATGGGTACAATTTCCAAGAAATCGGTTTTGTTCAGGAAGTCCATAAACAGCGTTTGATTGATGCCGGGGTTATCGAGGTAATAGTCCGATACCCCGGCACAATTTGAAATTGGCGTACAATATGAAAACGCCGGAAAAGTTAACGCCTAAAATCCAAAAGCGTGATCTGGGAAGTAGTAAGCGGGCCAAGCGATGAACCACTAACCTTAGCAGAGGCGAAGGCATGGCTTAAGGTTGATGATAGTGCGGAAGACGCATTGATCGGCAGCCTTATAAGTTCAGCGCGCCGCAACGCTGAACAATACACCGGGCGTTTGCTACTATCTCAGACTATACGCGAACATTTCGATGACTTTCCGCCATAT